CCGCAGCAGCCAACGACACATGGCAAAATGCCAATGTGGTCGGAGCATTGGGTCAGGATTCGTTCGTTTCCAAGGCTACCAGCTCAACAGTTGACCTAGCATTTCTGCAACACGAGCCCGGAGCGCTGTGCACGACGCCGATCGATTGCCCGTTTGAGCAGAACTACGACGATTGTCTGCGATACTATCAAAAAACATATAATTATGGAGTTGCGGCCGGTGCCGTAACAACGGTAGGTGCGATAAACGGTCCGGCGCTCCCCAACGGAAGCCCGATCCTGCATACGCCTTTTAAGAGGAACTTAGCAAGGACGCCGACTGTTCTTATTTCGTATAGTCCAGTGACCGGCACTGCAAACGCGGTCAGGGATAGTTATCGGGCCGTTGACGCTGGACCGACTACATGGGTCGGGATGGGCGAAACAGCGCCAGGATATCCGAGCTTGCCGGGAGGCAGCGTAAATTCTGCGCAAGCCATTTACGCTTGGCACTATATCGCCGACACCGGCTGGTAAATTTTTATGAGCGCATATACTTCAAGTTATTCACTTCGGTACTCGATCTCGAGCGTGCAACAACAGATCGAGGTCGCCGTCATTCATGACGTCGAGGACATCACGAACGAAGACCCTGCAACGCCCGATCACGCTAATCGGCTGGCTTGGGCGACCTGGGCAAACAAGAACTCAAGCGTTGCCTGGAACCCGTTCGCATGGCCGGTTGCGATGAATCCAACGATTCAAGCTGCGGTTGGGGCCGATCCGAGCGGGCAAAGCGTGGCTGACAGCGATGTGCAATTTGTGGTGACGAGCGCGTTGCCGAAGGTGATTGCCGATTTTATCGCCCATCCGCCGCCGGGGGTCTAAAGTAAACCAATGGCCTCTGGCTCGCCCAGCGTCATCTACGTCATAGCCAAGGCGCAAGTGGTAATGATGATCATCTTGGCTTACCAAATCTATCTAGCGGTCGGCACCGAGATGGTCGATGAAGCTCTTAAAGGGGTTGAGCGGGTCTCCTCCTGGCCAATTCAAGCCCTTAACATCGGTCTCTTTGTTCTGGTGCTGGGGATCTGCTGGCTTTACCTGCAGAGTACGCGCAAAGATTTAGCTAAATTACAGGCGGCTAACGACGAAGAGCGCAAAGAATATGTGGCCAGTTTAAAAACCATGGTTGGGGAGATGGGCAAAATTATTGAAAGGAACAATGTCATCTTTGATCGCATCGACAGGCGCCTCGAACGGATTGAAAAATCTGCCGACATTGCTCCGCGCTGAGGAGCAAGCCCAGACCGTCACGGTGCCGGCGTCGCCTCATAAAAAACGCCGATTCAGTGCCGAATCTCTTAACGACCTGCTCTTCTGGGGGTTCCACCTGTTTGTCATCGCGGTGGCGCTGGCGGTTGTCTGGTACAAGATCGACAAACTCTCCGGAGCGATCGGGCGGCTGCTCAATGCCCAGAACGAGGAACTGACCGTAGTTCGGAAACAGGCTGACGCGGCCACCGAATCCGCGATCCGAGCTGGCCAAGCCGAACGCACCCGAGCACTGCAATTTCAGGCGGCCACCAACGTGCTCGCCGGTGTTCTGGATAAGGTCGGTAAGATCCAAGAAGACGTCGCCCTGACCTTAAATCAAACCCAAGGAATTAGTCAGACCGTATTGGATGTCAGTCTTCAGGCCAAGAGCGCCAGCCTCCAAGCAGCTAACGCGGCCAGCAATGCCGCCGGTGCAGCGAATTCAGCAGCCGGGGCGGCCGGCGCTGCGGCCTCGCGTGCGGCTTCAACTCAAGGACTGGTCCGGGCCAAGGTGGTGACGACCGCAGACAAGGTCAGAATCGAGCAGGAACAACGGGCGCTGGCGGCTAAACGAGCGCAGCTCACGAAGACGATCCGGCAGGTTAAAAAAAAGGGACCGACCCTGCTACAGAAGATTTTTCAGTGAATCCCTGAACCGGGTTTTGAGTTTTTCGTGAGAAATGACGCGGCCCTCCTCAAGGGCTTTTAGGTCCTTCCAGGACGGCGGCGATCAATTCGGCTTCTTCATTCATGTTGGTTGTTTCCTTGTTCATTGTTCCGGTTCAGTGCTCTTTTTAAATTTCTGGATGCGACCCAGCGTTATTTGACTAGGGACTCGTTTTCCATCGAAGTACGCCATCAGGGTTCCTTTGCTGATTCCGATCTGTTTGGCAAGGTCTTCGAATGAAATACCTTTTTCGATTCGATACCGACGAAACCAATCGATCAAATCGCGGGCTTCCGAGTTTTCATCTCGGGCGGTGGTGAGTGACTCCTTGGAAGGCTCCATTTGAACCAACCCGGGGAGGTCTCTGGCTTCGACGATGATGCTGAAATCGGCTTTGAAATGAATTTCGACTCGCTTGGGATCAGCGATTCTGGTCGCGGCAACGAGCTTGGCAACATAGTCGGGATCGGTCACGGTTCGGGAGATTATCAACTATTTAAAAGGTCGACTAAAACAGTTGTTTTGGAGATTTAGTCTAAAAAGTGTACCTAAAAGCGTATCTATCATTACTTTTTACTTTTTTATTTTCGTCGTAAGTCTTTGATTTTGAAGCATGCACCGTCTGGGATTCGAACCCAGAACCTAGGGATTAAGAGTCACAGTAAGAGGGGGATAGGTACAGATACACTTAGAGCAGCATAGGCTTGTCTAGGCGCACCCAATAAAGCTTTAGCCCCCCATTCAAGTTTTCTTGCCTAGTGACGATCATACCCTATATTACCCCACCGGGAACCGAAAGTGTATCTAGAAAAGGTACACTCTGAATTTATGAACGAAAACCATTCAAAAATGAGCGCGAATTATTGGACTTCGCGCGTTTATTTCCATAAACAATCAACCGGTTTTGAATCCGAATACTCGGTATCGATTCAATTCAAAGGCCGACGTGAACGTTTCAAGGTTGGTACAACCAGCCGCGAAATTGCCGGTCGAATCGCTGCTGAAATTTATCGCAGTCTCTCAAACTTCGGCTGGGGTCGAACAATCGCGATTTACAAAAAAGGTCAATCGACTTTTACCGGAGCATTGGCGATCGGTGAATATCTCGACGCTGTTCGAAAAAATTGGCCTGGCAAACAGATAACGCTCGATATTTACACCCGTTTTTTACGTCAGATCGTTTCGGATATTGAAAACTTGGATCCAAAAAACAAACGCTTCGATCACATGGGCACCGGAGCGATCGACTGGCATCGTCGCATTGATCAGGTCCCGCTGAGCGCGATCAGTGATGGCAAGGTCAATAAATGGAAACTCGATTCTCTGGCGCAAGCCGAGCCGACAGAGGCCGCCCGCAACAAACGCAAAATTTCGATCAATACTTGTCTGCGTAATGCCAGGAGCCTCTTTGGCAAACGCATCATTAAATCGACCGGGCTTGAACTCCCCTCCCCTCTTCCGTTTGCCGGTGTGGATTTTTTTGGTGGCGTTGATCAGAGATATTTTAGCGTTTTCGATATCCGCGAACTTCTGCTTAAGGCTAAAGAGAAACTTTCATTGATGGATCCGGATTCATATTCTGTCATTTTGCTTGCCGCTTTTGCCGGACTCCGACGTCGCGAAATTGACCTCCTGGAATGGTCCTCGATCGATTTCAAAAATGAAATGATTCAACTCCGGATCACCGATTACTACCACCCAAAGACGGCCGATTCACTCCGTGCGATCCCGTTGCGCGACCGATCGGTGCTCGATTGGTTTAAAACCCGTAAACGAGCCCAGGGCGCCACAGACGGCTTTGTGATTGCGCCGGATGCACCATACACTAAGGATCAAAAGCTTGATTACTACCGGTGTGAACAATTGCTTGAGCGCGTTACCTGCTGGCTGCGCACTCATGGGGTCAAGGATAGTCGTCCCCTGCATGCTCTGCGAAAAGAGGCCGGCTCGGATATCGTCAAGAGAGCTGGCCTGATCTCTGGCGCGGCCTTCTTGCGCCATAAAAGTCCGACCGTTACCGCGATGCATTATTCGGATTACCGGATCATCGAGACACCGAATTTCGGCGATGAGGCAGATAATGTGATTCGCCTTGAAGATTACCACAAGATTTAGCGGATTATAGAAATTTAAAAAAATCACGAAAAATCACTTGCGTTACAATAGGGCAATCTAGGATAATTTAGTCCAATAGAGGGTAATGCTCCGGAAAGCGTCGCTCCACTGAACGGTGCTGTTTCAATCGGCTGTAATCGATTTTGATACAGTCAAGGGTTATATGGAGCAACAGTGTACCATTCCGGCCAGCAGGACCATGACAACCGGCGATCACGAATGGTTAAGCCAAGAGGAGCTGGTAGCTCGCTGGAAAGTTTCAAAAAAAACCATTCGCAGGTTGCGGCAGTCCGGCAAATTAGCGGCCTTGGAAGTTACGCCCGCACTCTTCCGATTCCGCTTGGCTGATATTTTGCGGATCGAATCGGAAGGCAAATTCTTGCCTGCGATTGCACCGCGGCGAAGCGGTAAACCGAAATCAAAGCGGCGTTCTGCTTAATCCCGCGACTCTAGGCACGCTTTGATTTATGGCGCTTTTGCGGCTCATCATTTTTTGTTTCTTTACCGCGTCTGATCCGGGGCGGGGCCTGGCGCCCGATATCGCGCGGATCATAGAGCCCGACTGCTATCAGGTCGCGCTCGAACAGGCGGCGCAAGTAATCACTCCGACTATCGAGGCCGAGTTCCACACAACGCCGGTTGATTGCGGCCTCCATCTCGGGCGGGCAACTGAAGGAGAGCGAGACGTAGGTGCGGCCGGCGTTTTTCTTGGTAGTCATTTCCAGAAATGGTTGATGAGAGTCCCAACGATTACGGTGCCAACGATCCAGCGAATCATCTCGAATTTGGCGTCCTTGATTTCGGTACCCTTTTCAATTTCGGCCTGCAATTCGCGTCGCATCTTTTCCATCTCCGCCTGCAATTCGCGTCGCATCTTTTCCATTTCTGTTCGCAGCCTTTCAAAGTGGCTTTCAAACCATGAACGGTCGCGCTCCTCGAAAGCTTCCAGGATAGCTTCGGCCTGTTTATCGGGTAAGCCGGCAAGCTTCAGTTTGTTCAATGCTTCAATGACAGTCACAACCTGACAATACGACCAAATCGTAACGTGAAAAAGAAAAAAGTGCCAATTCAAGCCATCGGCGAGAAAGAACACGCTCTCTTCGATGGGCCCCTCTTCTCGAAGATTTCGATAAGTGTGCCAAGTGATATGAAACCGCTGACCAGGGAAAGAGCCGCACAACTGCACCTGACTGTGTCCCAATACGTTCGGCGGCTCGTGAATGACGAGATAAACGTTGAAAATCTTTAAGTCAGTTACGATTCAGTCGTATTGAGTAATAACCATGATACGACATCCTCGCATCGCTCAAATCGATAATCGCTGGCGCGCCCGCAAAATACTTAAGCACTTGTGGCTCTTACACCCGGAGCATTCGGAAGGCCGGCGGTATTATGAAAGCCTCTACGACCAAACCTTTCTCATTGCCTAACTCCAAATGAATAACGACCAAACAACTACTCTCGAACCGGCAACCGAAGTTAATCCGTTTGCCGAGCGGGCCGCGCAGGAAGCTGCCAAACCGAAGAAGGCATCGATCTTGAACCAAGTAACCGTGCGCAAACGTAAACGGCCAGTGATGGCGCTTTTATACGGTCAGCCTGGCATTGGCAAGTCTACCTGGGCGGCTGGCGCTCCCAAGCCGATCTTTATTTCCACCGAGCGCGGCCTCGACCAATTGAATGTAGCTAAGCTGCCACAGCCTCGGGATTTTAAGGCGCTCTATGAGCAGATCATGGCTCTTAAATCTGAAGAACACGGCTACGAAACTATTGTTTTGGATACGATCGATGGCGCTGATCTTCTCATCCAAAAACGTGTTTGCGATGAGTACAAGTGCAAGTCAATCGGCGATCCACCATACGGTGGCGGGTATCAACGAGCGCGGGAATTGTGGACGGGGCTTTTAAATGAACTCACTGAGATGAGCGAACGGTTCCACATTATTCTGATTGCTCATAGCTCGGTTAAAGTTTTTACCGACCCGTCGCTTTCTGCACCTTATGACACATGGCAATTGCGTTTGCAGGAGCGTTCTTCATCGATCCTGTATCAAGCTGTAGATACGATTCTTTTTGTTAATCTTGATACGACGATTCAAAAGGATTCGCCCAAGGCGCGTAAGGGCCGAGGAATTGTGAGCGGTGATCGGCTGCTATGGACCGAGCCCGGCACCGGCTACATTGCAAAAAACCGGTTCGATCTGGAGAACCCCCTCGAGTTCAGCTGGAGCGCCTTGGCTGAGGGCGTGGAAAAGTTCTATAACAAGTAACCCATATGAGC